GAAGATTAAACAAAATATAATGTAGAATATAACCAATAACAGTTGTAGATTTTCCAGACTGACGAGGTAGTTTTGCTATGATATATCGGTTATCATGAAATTTTCGAACCATGTCCTGTTGGTAATCATAAAGATCAAAAGGAACAAGACCCTTATCAAGAGTTACGATTTTTATGTAATTTTTAATAAAGTAAACAGGATCGTTCGCACATTTAAGATATTCATCAATCTGTTCTTTAGTAAATTCAATTTTTACCCCAGGTCCTTTTAGGTTGGGATTTCCAAGATAACTTTTATCTTTGCTCGTCATTATCTAAAGCCTTTTTTCTACTTCTGGACTGATTCACTATGTCCTGAAGATCACTTGTTGAACCAACATAAATTGCATTGGTTGTTTTATTATTTACCGTAATTTCTTCTTTTTGAATATTTTTCTTTTGCTGATGCAGATCAATTAAATCTTTATTCATTTCAGCAAGTTGTTTTGCAAAATTAGAAACTACTTCGAATCCTCTGGGAGAGTCTAAACTTTCTGCCAAAGATATGGCATTTTCAAGACTATCTTTTCCCTTTTCTATGAGTTCTTTTAAATTCTGTCTAGCATATTCAAAATCTGAATCAATTTTTTTAGTATCTTGTGGTTCTTTTGGTTGAACTGGAACAAGAACTTCTTTTGGGTTTGATTTAAAATCTACACCTAGACTTTGAGATATAGAATTAAAAACATTTGGAACATCATCTGTCATAGTGTGTCATCCTCCAAGATATCGATATTCATTTCTTTAATAATTCCAGAATCACTTTCTTTAATCTTGGAATATATGTAAGCCTTTGCGGTAAATTGTAAACTAGTATATAATTCTCTTCTTGTAGAAAAATCACCAGTGGTAAACTGATCATTAAATGATACGTTGTTCAATACAATAGGAACGTCTATTTTTGTATCCAATTCATTCATCTTTAAAGTAACAACAAACTCTGGAGAAAAATAAGGTATAACTTGCTCAACTATTTGAAGACTGTCATCAACGTTTCTTGCAAAAACATGTAAGTAATATTGAACGTTATATGGAACTTCAACAAAAGATTGATATGTGGTGGCTTCTGCTCCAGTTCCAACCGTTTTGACTTTTTTGTTTATTTTGTTAACTTTTCGCTGAGGATCATATTGAATAGTAGTTAATTCAAATGCTAATCTTGGAAGCATTGTTTCAATTTTTACATTATTTGAAATAGAACTTGCTTCAGTTAATCTTCTAACAAATTTTTCTTTTCCAGAGTAAGTTAAAGGGACACGCTTTCTCTCTTCCATCCCGGTGGATGTTTCTTTTGATACATAAATTTCATCAAATAAACCACCAAACGCTAATGTTAGTTTTTTAAGTGTATGATTGTAAAAATATTGAAACATTAATAAGTTCCTTCAGAGAATGGATCTATTTCGGTAAAATCATAAATCTTCATAGAATCACCTTCACTCTTAATATCTTCATTATCTCCTACTTCAAACGTTGTGACCGGTGTAATTGGAATAATCAAATTACTTCCAGTAATTCCTGAAACATAGTATTCTGCTCCGGAATCTTTTCCTCGTATAGACTGAGATCCATATAAGAATGAGCCACTAATTCCATATATTTCCATTGTATCGGTGCTGCTGTAGAATTTAACTACCTTTGCTTCTGCGGTTGCATTAGCATAATTACCTCCAGTAACACCAGCCACCTGAAACACGGTTTCTCCATCGTAAAATATTTTACCGGATGATATTTCACTAGAGAATGTAAATATGGAAATAGATGCTTTATTTTCTGTTTCTACAACATCAATATCAGTATCACCAGTTTCAAATTCATCATTATCAATTGTTGTAAGTTCACATGTTAATGCATAAGTGTATAACTTTCCTGCTTGATAAAATGGATTTTCATGTTCAACGAAGTTAATTTCAAATAAACCTTTTGTCAGAGGAAAATAAATTAAATCACCTTCTCTTGGTCTGGTTATCGTGTCATAATGATCGGATACTTCTTGTTTAAATCTTTTTCTGGAAAGAATAATAATTGCTTTATCTCTAACTTCTAAACCAAATTTAGAAACTATATCTCCCTCGCCTTCAAAGCCATTAACAGTAGCAATATACATTTCTATAGGAAATGATTTACTAAACTTATAACGAGCCTCACCGAACTCTTCTTCGATGTTGTACTGTTCTCTTGGAATATAAAGCATATCTCTGCCCATCGTTTTGATGATCTCTATTGAGAGATCTTCGATGACATTTTGCTCTCCAGAATAATCTTTGAAGTATGGATTTCTTGCCATATTATCCCATCATGAAGTTTATTGGTAGTTCGTATTCAAGTTGAACTTGTTGTTCTATTAGTTCGATTTCCTGCATTGCTTCTTGAACAATTTCAGGACCACGAAGAGTTACACCACCCGGAAGTTGAACACCACCAAACTTAGACATATTCATGCCCCATTGTCTTTTTATGAGAGCAGTTAAATATTTCTTTAGAAGTCGATCATTGTATATCTCAGTAAATTTGTCTGGGCTTAAATTAACATATGCTTCGATCATCAAATTAGAACCAGCAATTAATTCTTGTTGCCAATTCATTTCTATATGAAGTTTATTTGTGACTTTACTAAACCGAATTGTCTTCTCTGGTTGAAATAGATCTTGAATTAAATTAATATAACGTTTGGTGCTGTCATACTGACCAAGACCCATATTTCGACTCGACATCAGATTAGTATTAATACCGAAGTAATCTGTTAAAGCCATTTGATAACGAATATCAAACATTGAAATATTACTGAAGGGTCCAAATTGAAACACTTTTACTATGGATAAAATGTCTGCTCCGGTTGGACCATCTCCACCAAATCCATTTACAGGACCTAAAGCATCAGTATCAATATACTGATTGGTTATATCTTGTGCTGTAACTGGATATAGAAAGAATGCTTTTTCAACACCATCAAAGTGTCTCTCTGAGAAATACTGCAAAGCATCATCTAATCTATCCTCACACTGTTGCCAATCAACGTTGATATCCACAACTGGTGCGCCCAGTTGACGTAAACTATACTCAATTAAAGTTTGTCTTGAGTTTGGTGCAGCCATAAATTCTCCTTAAAGGTATTTATGGCTTTTACTTTATTACTGCAAGGGTTCTGTGTTGAGTTGTTGCTGTTTTTGTTCAGCCATTTTTGCTTCGCGTTCTTCCATAGCCTTTTTCATTGCTTCGGGCATTTCTGGAAGAGTGACGGGCAATTTGTTTAAATCCTCAAACGAGATATTTTCAATGTAATATTTTCTCGTAATTGGAGAAATGGCTTCATCTGGTTTACTTGCTGAATAGTTTGTAAACCCAGGCATGGTAATTGGGCAGTTCAACTTTGGATAATCCAATTTACTGTAATCATTACCATTTGCAACCAACCAAGTTCCTTGTCTATCACCGCATCCACAACCACCGCAGTAATATTGTCCTTGTGTCTTACTTTCTTTGAGATGTTCGCATGGGGGCAAAACTCCACCCAAATGCTTGTCACCAAAGCAACTCAAAACACGAAGTTGTTTTGTCGCTTTGTTTATCTTTTTCTCATTTAGACCACGAGAAGTCAAAGACATGGCAAAACTTTGAATCATGCCTATTTTCTTTGAAATTACTGATTTCCCATCTGGGACTGCTACGCTACGAAACTCAATAGGATTTGGTTTATTAGAACAGGTATTTTCTTCACTCATAATAATTACTCCAATTCAATTCTTCTTATTAGTCGAACATTTACTTTATCTGTTCGTGGTACTAAGTATATAGACCCGTAATCTACCTTCTTAAAACTTTGTCCGTACATAAAGGCTTTATCATTAAATATTTGATCATCTATGTTATAGGTTGTATCTGTATTTACTCTGAAGAATGGGGTAGAAGTTAAGTATACCGCACTATTCATGGATTTAAACACTTCTGGAATAAAGAAACCGTGATTGATTTTTAAATTAATAAATTCTAATTCATTTTTAGATGGAAGATACCAGCCAGAAAGACGAGAACGGTCTCTTAGGTTCTCCATTGCCTTTCCTTGTATACCGTAATAAACTTCATTATCACCATAAGTATTCCATAAACCATCATACAGAGATGCAGGAATTGTTTCTAATTGTTCTCTTTTTCCTTTTATGGCTTCTAATTCAAAATCAAATGGTGCTACTATAATTGCCCATTTTTTGGCAGTTGTTCCATATCCAACAATACTTGGTTTGTAGTTTACTGCCGGTCCTGTGAATGGTCTTCCATTTACAGTTGATCCTTCATAGTTTAGTGGAGAACCAGGCTCAAATATTCCAACATATAACCCATCTTGATAATATGTTAATTCTGAATCTGGTAGAGTATCCTGTACTTGAACCGATCTTAAAGGAGCATTTCTTTCGCAATTTGCGTCTGTACAATCATCACATGTTTCTAGACCCGGATTTTCAGAACAACATATACCTCCACTTCTGAATCTTCCATCTAGATTTTGACAATTACCTTGTGTAGTTTGTATGCAAGATCCTTGATCGACACATGTACAACAACTTCCGGGTATTTGATTGTTGCATACATCAATATCTGGAACAACAGTTGCTTGACATGAGCCATTGACACAGGACAATGAAGTTACATCTGTTATTGAATATGCTGGTTGATTATTAAAATCATCAATAGATCCTAGTTTTTCAAATTTATTTTCAAAATCAACAGCAAAACAATAATCGTTTGATGGGTCTAAAGGACCAGCACCTTTTATATTACTACAAGAAACTAATTTATATTTCTTAGAGCGCACATATGAATTTGGTATTTCATCGTTTAATGAAACACAAGTCATGATTCCATCTTGTTCTATCCCACAGAATGTGTGAACACCGAAAGATGCATTTACATATTCTTTAGGTGGCAAACTTCTAATCATGTCTCGAATTTGTTGTAATTCACTAGATTCATCCATGAATGGTGAATAATAATCAAATGTATTATCTAACTTTTGACCAGCAAAACCAATTGTTGAATAGTCTTTATCATAAAAATCAAATCCAATTGGAGCAGAATTATGTTGATATAATTTTTTTAATTTTAGAGCAGGAGAATAAGTTTTGTATTGTTCTGTATCTGGGTTGTAAAATCTTCCTTGAATTTTTACATTTGGATTTGTGGTATTTGTTGATGCCCATGCACTAAATGTTCTTGTAGCAATTAAATCTAAAACTGCACCAAGCACATCCCCAACAGGAGATTCTGAAGAATTTTCGAATCTAGAAAAAAATCCAGTAGATGCGTAAAATACACCAGTGTTATTTTCAGTTATACCACCAAAATAACCATCATAATATCTTCGTGGTTCTTCTATTTCATTTGTATATGATAAACTTCCCGGGCACACTTTTTTAAGTTTAATGTCTCCGGATTTAGCCAAATTTAGTAAATTTGGTACTTCGTTTTCTGGCCAAAAAAAGCCAGGAAGTAAATAATTTTGCTCACCAGAGATGTTTTGTGTGTTTTGTATAGTTGCAACATAATGAGTAATTTTGTTTAAAAATTTTCCAGAAAAATATTTATCATAAAAATCTTCTTTAGCAGAACATCTTTGTGTTGTGCCTGCTCCATACACCCAACAAAATAAATTTGTACCATTATCACATGAATTTAAAACATTTAAATTAGTTTCATTCAATTGACATTCAAGAGAAACCGGAATTGTTCCGCCAACAGACTCATCGCACTTTCTTCCATTATTATAGAAAGTAGAAATATATGGAAATATTGTTTTTTCAGCACATTCTTTTTCGTTGCAAACGTCAGTACACTCCGAAGAAATTGTTCCATCATCTTGAACTTCTGGATGACAACATGCTTTTTTAGGTCTAAAATCAATAACATTGGATTGTTCTGGTGTTCCAGTTTTACACAGAGCATCTATTTGTGTTGGTGTTTGTGTAGAACTGCAATCATAATTAAGAGTCCATAATCCACCAATAGATTCACATTCGCACAATGTTGTATTTTTGACATATGTAGAGGTATCTGGGGGAGTAAACAAAGAACATGCACAACAACACCCAGTAGATGCCGGAGTAATTGTATTATTTGGATCACATGCTCCGGACATAAAATAACCATTTAACTGATTGCATTGAGATAATGTTGTATCTACAAATTGACCTACAGTATTTGTATCAGCATCAAAAACATAACAACAACCAGTGACATTAGTAGTTTGAATATAACTGCTATAATCTACTATTGTTTGAGATCTTGTTCTAAAGTTTATAGACATATTAACAACTCTCGTATAAATTGCATTCTGGACATATTATATGTACACATAGTCCTTCATCAAGTTTTACATATTTTGTTTTTTCACCAGTTTTTATTCTTGTTAATGGTTCAGTTTGACCAACTGTTGATGGTGAAACTATGTAAGCATTTATCCATTGTGCCTCAGTTGGTCCATCCTCACATGATTCACTATTGCTACCACCGGAGCCACCACCGGAGCCGCTGCCGCCTCCGCGTCCTCCACTGATAACTGTACCACCACACTCATCCTCCGTCCATGTTCCATAGAATGAACAAGAGTCGAGGCATGCATCTACACAACAACATACATTCTTACAGTCACATAAAGCTTCAACACCAGCGCCACATGATTTTTGCCAATATGCACCTTGTATAAAAATAATAGGAACTGCGGTTCTTTCTGCTTGAGAAAGTGATTTTGCATTTGAACCATTTAAATGGGTTGTTTGTGATCTATTATAAAAAACAGAATATGTTCTATATGCTTCTAAATTATATCGAAGGTTTCTTCCTAAAATTCCCCTTGGTATGCCTCCATATAATTGATCGGTTGTGCCGTTCCCCGGTGATTGAAGCAATGACTCACAGAAATCATTCAGAGGATCTCCTGTCGTAGATGAGATGCCAGCAGCCCAGGCTGGGGGAAATGCATCTTGAGAAAAACCAATGTTGTCCCTAATTGGATCTTGATACTCTCCGTTTTCATCGGTATCAGTAGTACATTTTAATTTTCCTCCAGTACCAGGCACCTCAAACCACAATTCTCCAGTTGAATAAAGAAAATCCCCATGAAGTAACGTTTGTTTTCTAGGATAAAATAAAGTAACACTGGTGCTCGATATGCCTTCACCATCAAATGTAGAGCATAGTGAGGTATACCCGTCTTCACACAATCTATTAATAGGATCACCATAAAATCCGTGTCTGTAGTAATTCACAAAAGTATTAACCCTAAATGTCCATAAAGGATCGCTTGTTCCTGCTTCTGGAATATCATTCGATCCTGGATTATTAAAATCAAAAATATCATTACAGTTGTTCAAAAAACCACAATTGTCTGCTATTGAAGACCAATATGACCATTGTATTCCAGCGCCCTTATAACTTTTGCTATTACACAACATATATGGATCATATTGTAAATAACCTTCTTGAACACATCCCGCTCCAAATAGTTTTTTACCACGGAATGGGCTATCTATCCATTCTGTCCAAAAAAATTCTGGCGTTTGATCCTCGAATACATAATCACCAAGAAGTCTATTATAATAAGTATTTCTACTATTAAAATTCTGTATTTGTAATAACTCTAAAGGCGACGGATCTGGATTAGGAGAATTGACAGTGGCATTTATGCTTTCTGGTACTCCCATAGACTCTTTAATTCCACGAACCATATTTTTAACAACTTTCAATTTACCAGACGCCGCTCCGTTTTCAATATCAATATAATCTGTATGCAACAAATCCATAAAATATTTTAATTCACCATTAAACGTTGCTAAACACATGTCAGTTATTGTTTTGTAATTTAACAAACGAAGATTGTGTGTAACCCTAGCATGTCTGTTACTACCACAAACCCGTCTGTCAAATTTATAAGTTATTCTTCCCCACAGTGGAGGAAATGGTGCTAATATTCCATTTTCAATTTCTTCTTGATATGGTTCAAGCTTTTCAAATGTTGTTTGAAAATTTGATGGTGGTTGACTTAGATTAGTAAAACCGTACTCAATCGGAGGAATTGGATCACATAGTTTGCAGTCTGTTTGTTGATCTGGTGTATAACCAAATCGCGTTAAACATCTTGCTCGTGTTATAGAAGGATTACTAGTTTTATTATATGATCCAACATAATAACATTTAAATTTACCGCGAACTCCTAGTACATCAGCAGATGTTCTAGTATCAATCTTTAACTTATCTACTGGATAAGATGGACTATTAGTATTATCTGGCCATTCTTCTATAAAGTATGGAATTTGAACTGGTGTAAATAGATCTGTTTCTGAATCTAATTGAATTTGTTTTACTCCAGTTTTAGTATTAATAGTAACATCATCGATTTGTTTACTGTTTAATTTATTTGCAATATTTTCATCTATTAATGCTACTGCTCTGTATGGTGCTTGAGATTGTTTAATAAATTTTTCTTTCCATACACTCTGATCAGCAACTAATTCTGCAACTCTTTTACTACCAATTGATTCTAAGTATTCTCCTAGAGTAGAAATACCAGCATCTATATCATCTGGTGTTGGATTGGTTATGGATAAATTATCCACACCAGGAACCAGGTCTGGTTGAATTCGCAACCATTGTCCAGGATCGTTTGGTGCAATATTTGGGTTACGGAATCTTCCGTCATATAGTCCTTGATATTTAATATAACCACCCATCATTCCACCATTTGGTTCTAGAACAATTGGACTCAATAATGAATCAGTGATACCATTATTTTCAATATGAGCAAAGCACCAGAAACATGCAACAGTTTGTTCTTCCCCAGAACCACCACAATCATTAGAAC